CGTATTCCGCATCAGTTGAGTGTTGTTGGTGCTATTCTCAACACACGAGTCAACCAAGTGTCTGCGTTTTCTAGTCCGTTCAGATCGTCCAAGTCGTTGGGTTATGTGATCAAGCATAAGGACCCCTCTCATCTTACTTCAAAGAGTGAGTTGAAGTTCATCCAAGACTTAGAGAAGTTCATTTACAACTGTGGCGCACCAGATCCTAATCCACATAACAAGAAGAAGCGCGACGACTTTGAGACATTTCTGAAGAAGATCGTACGCGATAGTCTTACGTTCGATCAGTGTTGTTTTGAGGTGGTTCCAGACCGGCGAGGACAGCCCTACGAGTTTATGGCTGTAGACGCTGCCACGATGCGTATCGCTGCTGACCACAGTGTGTATGGACCAAATGAGACTTACCACGCGCGGCAGCCTGCGTATAGTGGTAAGTTGTTGCAGTTCATGATGGACCAAGAGCGCGGTCCCTACCGGGCGTTACAGTTGTATAAGCGTGACCCGAAGAACAGGCCTGCTTACGTGCAGATGGTTAACGGTCAAATCGCTAACGTGTACACTGAGGACGAATTAGCTTTTGGTGTACGTAACCCGCGTACTGACATCTATATCCAGGGGTACGGGTACGGTGAGCTTGAGCAGCTCATCACCATCGTTACTTCGCATCTTTACGCAGAAGAGTACAACCGTCGTTTCTTCATGCAAGGTTCTGCGCCTAAGGGTATTTTGAACTTCAAGGGAGATGCCATGACTCCTGACATGTTGGAAGGTTTCCGACGTCAATGGAGAGCTGGTCTTGAAGGCGTTGAGAACTCTTGGAAGACACCTATCCTACAGTCTGAGTCCGGTGTAGAATGGATTGATTTGCATCCGTCTAACCGTGAGATGGAATATAACGCTTGGATCGAATATCTCATCAAAGTCATCTGTGCTATATTCCTCATGGATCCGGCTGAACTGAACTTTGACCTGCACGGTGGTGTGCAGCAGACTCCTCTATTTGAGTCCTCCCAGGAATGGAAGCTGAAGGCCAGTCGGGATCGTGGATTGAAGCCTTTGCTCCGGTTCATAGCGAAGTTGATTAACGAGCATATCGTCAGCAAGATAGATGATCACTTTGTGTTCGACTTTGTAGGTCTGGATGAGTTGACCGAGCAGGAGAAGCATACACTCCGCACGGAGCAGGTCGCCTCTTATCTGACATTGAATGAAGTACGTCGTACGGATGATCTTCCGGACTTGGAGCACGGTGACATACCGATGAATCCAACGTATCTACAGGTCATGCAAGTTAAGATGCAGATGGAGCAGCAACAACAGCAGCAAGAGATGATGCAGCAACAGCAAGGTGCTGCTGCGGACCAGGGCGAGCAAGGTCCGAATCCGATGGATACTGGTCGTGGTTTACCTGAAGAGGAGCCAACACCTGAGTACGCCGATAGGTTTACAAAATCTATAGACGTACGTGGGTCTAACGGTAAGTTCCTGGAGATTGATCTTGACGACTGGAAAGGTTTGGTGAGTAATGACGAAGATGGCTGAAGGAGGCTTTTCCAAGGAGGAAGCTGCTAAGGTCGCTGAGGCGTTAGGTCTTGACCTTTCTGATGAAGAGTTCACTTTAGCAGAGTGGACAGCAGGTCTGAATGAAGAGTTGGAACACACAGATGTTACTGACGGAGACTCTGACACCACTGGGAAGATAACTCTGGCTCACCTAAAAGAGGATCCCAAATACTATACTAAGCTGAAGGGTGCTATGGAGAAAGGATTGCTTGATTCTTCTTCAAGTGCTATAATTGAAAAGGATAATATTCCTATGCTTACACTACCTGAAGAAGACATGAATAAGAGTTTCGAGCCTGAAGAAGATGTAGGCAAGGGACTATTACACTCCGACGACTTAGAACCTGATGGATTCATCAACAGGTTTTGGGAGAGTCCGGCACTGCAAAAGAAGGCCATTAAGATTTGTGAAGATTACTTGGACATGGAAGAGAAGCTGCAGTCCAAGAATCCTCCCAAGGATGGCTGGGAGAAACTGGAGAAGATCCGTTTGCGTGCAAAAAAGCTTTTGTTCCAGCAATCTAAAAAGCGCGCTGAGGCTGATATGAAACACATGGAAAAGCTCAAGAAAGTATCCAAAGGTCTGGAAGCTGGTGCAGAGCTGAGAAAGGCCTGCCGGGCGTTGAAGGACAAAGAGATGGACTTGAAGAAGAAAGCCGAGTCCAAGGAAGAGGAAGAAGACACCTCGAAGGGTGAAACTTCTGAGTTCACTATCGAGAAGGCGTTGCGTGCCATTGCGGTTGCTGGACTTGGTCGTCGAGCGCGTTTGGCTGCTGCGTACCAACTGGGTCAGTCATTAGGGCAACAGGCGGAGGAGAAGCCCGACGAGACTGTTACTTTGAAGTTGAACGTAGGTACTGATCGAGTAGCGCCGCCTCATGAGCCTCCTGTAGTTCCTGTGCGTCGCGTTGCTACTCCCTTGCCGCCGCTTCAGCCGTGTGAAGTCATGAAGTCTTGTGAAGTGCATGGCTATTTTCACAAGAGCACAGTGCCGTGCCCTCTATGCGTTCGTGCGGACGTGCAAGAGGCCGGACCTTTGTGGAGGCGCCGATAATGGATTTTTTCTTACCTGGTGATTTGCTTGGTTGGGATGAGCTGTCTAAGGGACAGACTCAGACCTCTGAAATTCGAGGGGGTAAGTACGCGGCTCGTGTACAAACCGGTTATGAGAAGGACGGTTCTCCAAAGTACCGATACTTCAAGACCATGGAGGAGTACGAGTCGTACATGGGTTCGAAGAAGAAAAAGGATTCCAAGGCGAAGGCGAAGGCCAAAGCTAAGGGTGGCGGAGATAAAAAGGGTGATGAGAGTGGCCCTAAGAAGAAGGAGACCGCTGCAAAGAAGAAAAAGGAACGGGCCATCTTCACAGGTGGTAAGAAGAAAGTGAAAAAGGGCGTAACGCTCTATCTTGGAGTAGATGATGAGTAAGAACAATCAACCTAAGGTTCCAGTACGTTTCATTGAAGGAAACCAGGAGCTATTGAAGTCGCAAGAAGGTCTGGCTGGTCAACGGCTAGGAACAGACTGGCGTGACGGTGAAGTACAAGCGTCACATCTACCAAATATGGTGCCTTCTTACCGCACACCGCCTGATCGTGTACGTGGTAACGAACTGTTTCGTCGTTATCCTAACGGCACTTTGGACCTGCAGGGTGCGAAGAACCTTGTAGTAGATGCGTTGCATCGTGTAAAGGAGTCTGGTGGGCATGATCAATTGAATGCTTTGGAAAAGGTTGCGCTGAGTGTACTGTTTCCGATGTCCTTCGAATATGTTGCTTCCGGTATGGAGCAGGCTGTTGCAGAGGTTCAGCTGAAGTTGAGTCCTGTGGAAGTTATGCAGATTAGAGAGCTGGTGGCTAGTCATTTGGCTGAAGAGTTGAACTGGAACGCTGGTCTTGGTGGCGGATCAGTTCCTGGTAGGAACACTACACGAGAATGAAACTTAGAACCAACCTAACACCTAAGGAGCTAAATCACGTTGGTGAGAAGCTTTGTACTTTAGCGAAGAGCCAACGTAACAAAGCATTGCCTCTTGAGAATCCTGCTGAACGAGAACTTCTACGCAAAGCTGGGTATTTGTTTGATACAATGCTGGAGAGTCTGCAATCCGAGATTGCGCGAGTTCTGTTGAGTAAAGGAGATTGAGGTGCGTAAACTTATTGCTCTATTGTGTTTGGTGTTTTGTTTATCTTGTGGTCCGGCTTTAGGAAGTCCTAGGTATGCTAGGACTGCGCGCCAATTAGCTCACATGAATCATGCTACTGTTGCCTTAGTAGCTGAGTTCGATGGTAAGGATCGAAGTTATTGTACTGGATCTTTTATAGCCCACGATACTGTGATTACTGCTGGGCACTGTGTTTTTCTTGACGATATTCGTGTGGTTACATATGCAGAGTATCTAGAGGATGGTGAGAAGTACCATACAAATAGTGGACAATGGTTCACTGTAGAACGTGTTGGTTCTGACAAAGATTTAGCCCTTTTGAAACTTGCTGAAGGTGAAGTGTTGCCGTATCACACAGTACTGTCTTTGGCTACTCAGCCTCCGGTACAGGGGGAAAATGTGTACATGGTGGCTCATCCTCGTGGATATAGTTGGACGCTGACTGCAGGTGTGGTATCATACATGGTCAGGAATGATGAGGGCGCCTTCGATTACTACTCACTGTACGTACAGCACGTCACGCAGGGTGCTCCAGGCAGTAGCGGTGCACCTTTATTGAATCAAGAAAATCAATTAGTCGGGGTTCATTCTTGGGGGCATGGAAATGCATATCTTTCATTCAGCGTTCATCTAGACGTTGTAAAGGAGTTTTTGAATGAGTAACTGGAGTCCCAAGCCTGTAAGGCCGGAAGATCCTAATCCCCTCTTTCAGATGAATGAGGAATATACAGTCAAGAAGAGCTTGTCTCCTATCGAGCATCAACGTCTGGCAGACGGCACGCCTCATACAGTTCCCGGTCCCACTCGTTTGCATCCAGGTAATGTAGAGCCGGTGCATGAGAGTCCTGAGTTGTATTTGGAGCAGATGGAAAAGTCTGATCCTCCTGCACCTAAGCTTGACGCTGACTTGATTGTGAAGTCCTTTCTGGAAAAGGGTACTGGTAAGAACATAGCTACTCAAGCCATTCGTACCGCAAGTGGCGTCGCACGTCAAGGCGCTCAGACTGCTGTCGGTGTAGCTACTACAGCGGTCAAGGGAAAGTCGGACAAGGACGACGACGAGGATAAGTGATACATTATGAAGTCGCTGGGGGACCGTTTACGAGAGGTACGACGACTTGTTCGTATCCACATGAATTGGTTTGCTGCTGCTCTTTTAGGTAAGGATATACTGACAAAAGAGGAGCTAGCGGAGCTGACCAACTACGGTAAGCTGTCTCTAGATGACACGTTGGATTTACCCAAGAAGGCATACATACTTGGGCGTGAACAATCTCAACTAAAGAGTACCGACTACAAGAAGCTCAATTATGAAGCGGTTGTTGATAAGGTAGAACACGCGACGTTCTCTCCTCTTGAAACATACGTTTTGGAATATGTGAAGCTCCAAGCTGCTGAAGGTATCAAGGGTCTTGCTACTGACATAGCTGCTGGAGCTTTTGATCGTTTACAGGCGTCTTTGGGTGAGGTTGTAACTGAGGCAACGGTTCGCGGTATCATCAAGGACAAGGTTGCGCTTGCTGTTCTGGAGAAGCAGAGCAGTCAGAAACTGGCCTCTACACTGGCAAAGGAGTTGAAGGCCGGTTGGGTGCGTGATTGGAATCGTGTAGCTGAGACTGAGCTACATCGTGCAAAGCAGATGGGTACTGCTCAATCGATTGCTAACAAGGTTGGAATCTACCGGAATTCAGATGGACCGGATTCGTTGGTTAGTATTGTACCCAATCCAGACACTTGTGATGACTGCGATCATCATTTCTTGGATAAGGATGGTAATCCAAAGGTATTCCCGTTGAGTGAGTTGTTGGCTAATGGTTCGAATGCAGATCCAGGTGTAAAGCACACGAGGTCTGGCGGTTTGCATAATCATTGGAAGACAACAGTACCTCCGTTACATCCTAGGTGTGGTTGTCGGATAGTTTATGTTCCAGCTGGTATGGGTTGGGAGAAGGGGAAGCTCCAAGTCGTTAATGAGGACGACTTCGTGAAGTCTCTCAAGAAGGCAGTTGACCAGAGTTCCATGTCTGCTACTATCAAGCCTCCAGGACCGAAGTCAACACAGTCAGCTGGAAGCGCTGCTGAAGGAGCGTTGAATCCGCCTAGTATTTCTGGTGTAGCCGCGCCTGGAAATACCGCAGGGCCGGGAAGGCCGAAGGGTTCAGGTTCCGTAGAAACAGGTTCTAGCAAACAAATGATGAATTGCCCATTCCAGGGAGGCGAAGCTTGTGAAGATGCAGATGGTGATGGCGCTCCGTCGCATGAAATTGGCGGCGAGCAAATGCAGCGGCATTTGGAGGCCATGAATAGAGGCGCTAAACCTACAGATCCGTTGGCAGCAAGTGCTCTACGTAATTGGCAGACAGATCGAGCAAAGAATTGGAGTCGTTCGAAGCCTGTTGAGGATACAGTCAAGAACCACCTGAGTCATGGGGACATCGTAGATACTTACCATATCGAGAAGACTGATATAGGTACGAATCCTCG